AACGGAGAGTAAGTGCGAAAACAAACGCATATATAATAGTAGGAAACCACATTTTGTGCATATTTTGTGCACAAAAATAAGCCTCCCGCCATTGCTGGTAGGAGGCTTACTAATAACACATATAGCCTAATATTGAACGATACGCACAACACATTCTTGTGCCGATCCTTGGTTTGTGGGTTCAGCGTTAGGTTGATTATATTGATTTAACTGTTCATTTGTTTTATTTACTTTATCGAAAAGGGCGTTGATTTGTTCTATTGTGTATGTCATGGGTTCCTCCTACTTTGGTCACTGACAATATATGAAGATGATTTGCTTTCAATTAATTTTGAAACATTTGTCTGTTGCAAAGTAATCATAATGGAGTGATGGAGACTCAAAACTGAATTTTGCAAGTTCTGATCGTCTTCGAGAGCATTAACTTTTAGACCGATTTCACGAGCCAAATCAATATTGAAGTGTCGAGCATGAGCCTTTGAACGAGTGTGTTCATTGAGCCTTTTCACTATAGCCTTTACCTTTTCATCTGGATGTGGGTCATCGGCGAACATAACAGACGAAAGCCAGCTTTCTATTAGCTCTCCCGATAATTGAACGGCATCTTGAGCGAACTTGACGTATGCGGCCGGATATTTTCCTAAAAGTAACGACCAATATTGAAGGTTGTTGGCGTTTTTTTGTAGATCACGGTACGCTTCATCAAATTCAGAAATAATATTATAGGCAGGTAACCCCCCTATCTGAGGATCAACCGGTCCCAGGCTTGAATGCTTTCCCATCCAAATCTTTTTGGAAGCACACGAAATCATAGTGCCTGCAGACATTGCCATGTGAGGAACGATCACCTCTATATTATCATCAAACATACTTCTAAGATATGAAACGATTGATTCTGCAGCATTAGGATCTCCACCTGGTGTATGCAAAACTAAAGAAAGTCCCTTTTTGCGATCTAATCCATTGATGGAACTCATAAACCCTTCCATGTCGCTATCATTGATATCAATCTGATTTTTTAGTCCTTGTTGCCAACCAGAGTAATAACAGATTATGGTTCTATTAGTTTGTTTTTCAAGTTCTTCGAGATATTTATGCCTAAGAGAGTCTAATGGAGACGGATAAGACTTTAACTCATCGAAAATCGATGACCAACTACCACCGCCTTGATGCTGCATTGCTCCACCCCCCATGTTAATCTATAAGCTTCATGTGATGTGTACGCTTTCCAAGCAAATTTGTCATGCACCCATCGCTTACATATTACCAGTGGCAATAACAATATTCAATTAAAACTGATTAAAACATATTTAAAAAGTAAAAAATTGCAGTGCATTCTTGACAATTAATTTACAACAATAAGCCCTCCACCCGCGTTAGCGAGCAGAGGGCCTATTTGCAATGTGCTTAAAATGGACTGATCGAGCTAATACCGATTTGCAAACGATCAAGCGGTTCTCCAAACATGCCGGCGTATGTGTCTGTGTACTGCGGCAAACTCGTGCCATCATCACACACAACGCCGAGCCAGCCAGCCCGTTGTGTCGTCTGACTACGGTAATACGCTTGCTGGTGCGGCTCACCAGCAGGAGTAAGAAAGATGATCTGGACTCCATCAATCACTTCGCCAACATTACCGGCACAGCCATTGACCGTATCATTGCGATCACCTTTGGTTACCCAAGGCAGCCAACCACTCTTGACTGTGTGAACGCGATACTTAACGCTACCATGATCAACTTTGATGTATAGCAGATCATGCTGACAATTAGGAATACCAGCAAAACCATTGTCACCAGACCCGAAGTTGGTCACCTCATCAAGCCAACGGACACCGAGTAGATGCAGACCGTAAGCCACGTTGACATTTCTTGGCACAATTGATTGCACACGCTTGCTTTGTGCTGCTGGTGCGCTCTTAGATGCATCTACAGTAGTTGTACCATTAGCAAGGTCGGCCGCCAGCTTATCCTTCGTAATACCCCATCGATCCAGATACCCATATGGATCAGTGTGATCACCCCAAATATGCTGTGTTACCCACAAATGAGACTTGATGCCGGGAGTTCCAGCACCACCAGCGTCCAAACTAGTCGGGATGCCATATTTAGCAGCCATATCACGTGCAAGCTCAATATAAACGGCATAATCCTTCTTGAAAGTTTCGGGATCACTAGTGTGGCCCAATTCAATTTGGACTGGGCTGTTAGCATTTGCCACTTCCCCAGCGCCCCACTGAACATAACCGGGCTCACCAACTTGATAAACCTGACCGCCGTCGCCTACAACAAATGCCGTATAAGCAATTTCGGCAGCAATGTTGTTTTTGAAGTAAGCGGCATTTGCACGCGCACCAGATTCGGCACCTACATCATGTAGGATAATGTAAAGTCGATTAGCTACTTGCGATGAGCCTTCATTTGCACCCAAAGCAAATTCTTTGTTGATGGTATAACTCATACTATTTCACCTCCTCACTAGCTACTGGAGCAACAGATTCCGGAGCTGACTCCGCCGGTGCTGCAGAAGACGTCTCTGGAACCACTTCACTAGCAGCAGAAGTTGCCTGATCAGCCGCTTTATCCGCTTGCAGTGCCTTAATCTGATCCTCTAACGCCTTGATCTTAGCCGCCTTGGTGGTAATGAGTGCCGGGTAAGCTAACGCCTGCTGGCTGTCACCGACACCCTCTGTGGTTGGATCAACGGCTACCCCGACAATGGTCAATAATGCAAACACTGCATTGACCACTGCAGTGAGTTCCTTACCCAAACTAGCAAAGTCCCAGTTGTAACCGAAGACTGCCGCCACCGCTTGAATCACCAACAAAGAAGCTGGCACAACGGCCAGCCAGAATTTGACGCTCAATAATCGTACTGTCCAATTAATCTTCATGGTTATCTTCTCCTTTGATGCCTACATGATCTTCCAATCGAGTAATCCTAACCGAGTGACTGCCAAGCTCGTCATCGTGTGTTTTCAGATGCTGACCCAAGTCTGCCAGCGATTGTTCGTGCAGTTTTAGCTGACGATTAATTGTCCCTGAAAGCACTTGAATATCAGAACGCAATGGATCTAAGGCAATCTTTTTGAACAGCCAGCTGCCCGCACTTACACCCACCCCTATGATTGATATGAACTCCGCCCAGTCACCAATCGTGTATCCAAAAAATGTCACTTTCTCACTTCCTTCCATAAAAATACCCGCTAGCTGACTAGGCCGCGGGCGTTTAAATCTTGTTAATTTTGAAGAACATCGCGTGGGAAAAATAAAAATTTGATTGGCCTTATCTTTTTGCTTAGTTGGCATACAAGTGTTGAGGCTATCCAGCTCAAAATGATTACCAAAGTAACTAACACAAAGTAGTTCGTAAAATGTAATCGGAGTAATAGCATTCGAAAAACAGATGTTGCAGGATCGTGGACAAGATAAATCACTAGAGAGTACTTTCCGTATTTAGCCAGATAATCGTTCGCTCGATTGTGCCGACAATGATAAAATATTGAAAACATAATAGGAATACTAGTTATCTTTGAAATTACATTACCTAAGCTGAGAACATTCGTAGCATACCAAAGCCCCCCCTGGCATGCTTGATAAAGCATGGAAATTCCAAATAGTAGCATGAACAGTATAAACAATTTTTTACTAGTAAATAGTCTATTGTACTTTTTTAATAGTCTGCCAAGTTCAAGACAAATGCACCATTTGAACGTTATCGCAATAAAATATGGAAGAGTAACAGCTTCCCCCAAGGCAAAAAAAATCATGCTAATCAAACACTGGGTTTCAATCGAGAGTTTCGTTATATCAAAAAAATATACAAGAACAAAAATAAAAAACAAGGCATAGAGAAACCACATATATCCAATGGGTTGTTTAAAGATAAACACCAAATCCAACCAAGAAAAAGGTTTATTAACTTTCGAAGATAAATGTTGAAGTGCAACGAAAATAAAAGAAAAAAATATATATGGAATTATAAGATCAAAGAATTTTCGTTTTACATTTTTTAAGAGTGCATCTAATGTGCTCGTACTTTTAAGTAAGTAACCCGAAAGTGCAAAGAAAACCGGCATTACGAATGTAAAGCTTAAAAACATGACTGTTTCTGAGATTCCCCTATACTGGTAAAACAAGTGTGTGTTGTAAATTCCATCCATTGTATGAGCAACAACAACAAAAAAGATGGTCCACCCTTTTGCCAAATCAATCCACCAAACCCTTTTGCTCAATTGTTAATCCCCTCATTTCTATATATTTTATATTTATTTTACCATTCGTGTTATAGTTTAACAAACCTTACAGGTAATCATTAGATAAGCCGTTGTTTATTTATAGACGTTTTAGATTTTTCCAAAAATGAAATCAGACACCTTGAATCGCTTGATTATATTAGAACGAAGCGTTTTGAAATCAAAGAACGCTGAAGGAATGGCAGGCCAGCGTGAGAGTTCCTTGGCGTAAGCGTTAGTGCCAACACTATCCATGAACTCTTCAAACATACTGGTAACTTTGTCTGGCGTCAGGACTGATGTTCTTAGTTCAGCATAACGAGCCTTGATTTCCGGCTTGAATGCTTTGAGGGTTCGATTCAGAAGCGTGTTCAGCTTGAAGTTAGCAAAGTTCTTGCTTGTCAGACCGGTGTTCAGCATATCCATTTCAGGATCAAATATTTTATTACCGAACCCATACAAGCCCCATGTAGAATCAAGATCATAAGGGATTGGCAGCCAGATGTTGCCATCGTATGTGGTGTATTCGATGTTCTTATCGTAGGAGTCGCTGCATTCGGCGACTTGGAAAAAGATGAGAAAGTCGATCACTGATTCAAGGTCAAGATACTGGCTGAATTTGTCATGGAACGTAGAATCGTCCGACTGCGAAACGAACTGTGCAAGGCGGTTTGTAGCCGCTTGAAATTCAACGGTTGCCTTGCCCACTTGAACTTCCAGATCAGCCGTTGGTTCTTTGGTGATGTCGTCTGTGATAACAATTGTTGGCTTGCCAAAGCCTTTGTCTTTGAAACCATTCTGTGCTTCCAGAATACCGGCATTTGTTGGTACATCGCCAAACCCAAACAAGTTTTCGTCCTTGCCAGTATTGATAGTGTACAAACCATGAAATGAGCTGTTCGTATACAAAAGCGAAGGAATACCTTGAATTTGTCCTAACATGCTTGCGTTTAGCAGATTTGGGTTCACATTCGCGCGGTTCTCTGTGATTGCGGCAAACAGCTTAGCGCTGACGATATTAAGCGCATGAGTGGCGTCAATCCAGTTGGCTTTTAGGAGAATGGTTCCCTCGTTGATCCAGCTTGGGGCTGCCTTGAACTTAGCCTTGGTGGTGCAAGCAGCATCGCTGTATAGCTTTAGCTTGTAGTTCTTCTTTTCATAGGTGGCCGATGAATCGCCTTGAATAGACAACTTGGCAAAGTAATTGTTGACAACGCCCTCCTTGATGATCTTAACCGTAACCGTTGTTTTATCGCCTTTTACAGTCGGGAAAGTACCGTCGATTTTGACGATTGGAAGATGGGTCTTGCTATTGAAGAAATAGAGTCCTGGGCTGACAACATCGACATCAGCGTGAACATTAAAGTTTGAAACTGAATATGATAAGTCACCTGTTGAGCTTGAGCAAATCCCGAAACCAAAGCTAAATTCGTCAGGTTTCAACCGTGGCAAGAGGAAGTCAATGTGATTAATGACGCCAGCCGTTAGGTTTACGGGAATGATGACATAATCGCGAACCTTGTTGTTGTTTTGATCATAGCTGGTGGCATTTACGGTATAAGTTCCCGTTTTGTCAACCAAGACATCATGTTCAACCGAAATGTTGTAGGTTCGGAAGTCATCGTTTGTGGTCTCTTCGTTATTAATCAGGTATTCAAGATGAGACGTAGGCTGTTTGGAAGCAGCGGGACACAAATATTTTACCCAGCGATGGTTCAGCAACATTACTGGAGAGTATCCACCGCCGTTATAAGGACGAAAGCCAACTGTCCCGTTTTTCAGGCTAGGGTCTTGTACAACATTAAATGAAGTACGATCCGGCTTGTGCAAGACAACAGAATATCCAACTAATTCAGATACATAAAAATCGAAGGCCGCTGAATAATGATCCTTTAGAGTGATGAGCACCGATGAAAGGTCGGGGCGTCCAACTCGCGGTATGAAGAAATCAACCTTTGTTGGGATCGTTAGATCGCTTGATTTCACCGTGTTAACAATAAAGTCATCAAGAACAGCCCCATTAGCATCACGGAATATAGCATGAATATCAATAACGCTTGCAATGTTGAACTTGATGATGAGCGAGCTTCGTACGCCGTAGTTTTTAATGCCGCTTACAAGTTCAGTTCCAGCCGCACCTAAATAGCTAACACTTTGCCCAGTGTGCCCGTCACTCCATACGTGAAGCCACTTTTTGTCTGCGTATGATTCGTTTTTAAATGCAACATTAGCACCGTTTAGTTGCCAAGGGGTATTGCCGTCCGTGAAGAATGAATTTCTGAATACATTGTCTCGGTTTGCGGCTTCGATATATCCAGATTCAACGTCTGAATTGTTTGAAACTTCGTCCTCATTAACGAGTGAATAATCAGTTGTTGAAAAGCTTACTGGCTGCCCGTCTGTATTCCATACCATAATTAAGAAATTGTCCTCCTGCCCCGTCACATCAATATGAGCGCTGTTTCTCACAGCCATTACTTTTTGTGCATGTGCATTGAATGTCCCGAAGTCAAAGCTGGGTAACCAGTCGCCGTTTGCCTTACGCGGAATCAGCGTGATTTTCAGCTTTTGATCAATTGCCGAAACAACGCGAACACCGAGACGGTAGCTACAGGTGCCAATCACAGGTTGCCCCTTAGTATTCACACGAGGAACAATCACACCCAAGCCTTGGTTATTAACCTCGCCACTAGGCGACTTGGCTGTTGCCCACGTTGTCCCGCCCATGTTGGTTTTAGACAATTGCACTCCCGTAACCGAAGGCACAACATTATTGATCAGCCCATTTTGAAACTTAGCATTTGGTACGAGGTTATTGCGGGACAGATTGTCGAGGTATTGGCCAATCTGATCCATTTTAGCGGCATCGATTGCCGGTATCTGGTAAACTCCGCCATCCTGCCATGCACCGTTTTTGTAGTAATACCATCGTTGGGAATCCAAAACCGCATAAATACTCTTACCGCCATCACCATTAGGAAACGCCTTTTTGAGGTCATCAAAGGTTGGATACGTTCCTCGAGGTGTCTCATTTTTCATTTTGCTAAACCACTCAACAGCAAGGGCAAGCGATTCGCGAACGTCTAACCCCCACTGTTTGCTACGTAGCCACGTGGCTAACGACTCAGAAATATTATCGACAAAGCCGTTGTTGATGTCTTCCCTAATTGAATTTTCGTATGGAATATGCTCTGGATCACGATATGGTTCCTGCTTGTCTACCATTATTTGCTCCCTTCTGCCGGTTTGGCGGCATCTTCTAATTTCTTGACACGTTCTTCTATGGTTGCAAGGGTTGCTCCAGTGGAGGTCGTTTGTGCCTTTTTTAACTGGTCAACGTCTTTACCAATTGCGCCAATATTTTCAGTAATCGAATTGAGTTTATCGCTTATATCGGTCAGCGAATTTTTGATGCCATTAATGTCGGCATCACTAAACTCTGTCTGTATTTTGTCAACAGTTTGCTGTGCTTCTTGAGCTGCTTTTAAAGCAGCCTGAGCATTAGTGTTCACTAATTCGATACGGGCCGATTGGCCTGCAACCATCTTTTTAATTTGCCCAATATTGCGTACTGTATTTACTGCTTCTAACGCAAAGTCGGATTGACGTTTCATGCGATCGCCAATTTCTAATCCAGCCTTTTCCGGAGCAATAATATCAATCGCTTGATTGGTAACTCGAAGTGGCTCATTAACTCCTAACAGAGGATTTATTACCGGATAAAAGTTATATGTCTCAAAATCATCCGCATCTAAACCAATCGTAGATAAATCAAGCGCTGTGATATTGTATTTGGTCGTAACTGGTCGCTCGCCCTTTAGGTATGCTTCCCCCTTGGCTTCTAGGTCAGCAGCATTTTTTATCGAATCGTAAACTTTCGTTCCTGCATTGATCCCGAATGTGCTGATGAGTTCAGGAGAATCAATGTATAGCGCCTTTCCAATATCACCAAGGTTGACACGCGGTTGAACATCGTCAGCAGTCGATCCCGTATTATCCGTTTGTTTAACTGCGCCTAACGGGATTACTCGACTGATGACATTTGTTGGATCAGCTTCTACTGTCATAGTTTGGATATTATGAGCTAGTTCGATTCGTGGAGAGCTCTTGTTTTTCCCTAGCTGAGGCTTAACATCTAGAAAATGCGTGCTATTCTCATCAGTTCGAATTTTCCAATCATAACTGTTATCGGTAACAATGAGCTTTTGTAATGTGTCGTACCAGTCACTTTCAGGAGAAGTTTTCAACGTGATGTTACCACTCGTTGTAATGTCACCCGGCTGAATTCTTTTCCATTCTTCAATGTTTGCGTTAAAATTCGCCAGAGCTTTAGTAATAACCTCTGCCCACGTGCCTGTTAACATCATGTAATCTGGGATACCATCGTGCAAATACCCTAAAACACCCTCACACACAAAGGAGCGTGTGAGGACTCCAGCTTCTGACATGGTATTTGTAGGATAAAGCACACGTCCATCAAAAATAAGCTTTCGTTTGTCCTTTCGAACGACTTGTATACGTGTTTTCAAAGGATTCACAGATGCATATCCCGGATTGTCGGGCAACATTGAAAACTCAAAAGATGGAATTGTGTTAAGCGGCTTAGTGATGACACCTGTCTGTAATTTAAGATTACTAATGTCGGGCGCGTGTATCACAACCTGTTTATCATCGTTTTCAATCTTTACGAGATACACTAAATTACCTCCCTATGCCAATCAAAATGTATCGTCCCATTTCCAGAGGCTAACAAATTCACGTTTCCGTTTGGCAAAACAATGTCAGTATTTATTCCTGCTGAGAGTGCATACTTTACGCCATCTACGGTGAGGCTTATTGGCCCTCCTGTGATTGTGACGGTACAGGAAACACTGGTAGCGCTCGGATTGATCAAAGCTATATTATTGCTGCCGTTAACAACATAATCCACGCTCTGAGCAACGCCACCGTAAAAATCAAATGAGTCCCAATCATCATCTCCCTCAGCATTTCTTTTGATCATGAATGGATAACACGTAAAAGAGACCGTTAGTTCCCCTGTATACGTATCATCTTCAAAAGAATTATTGCTCTGTGCTTCGGCGAGAAAGTAGTAATCTGGATATTTGTCATCATATAACGGCTGCTTTGTGTTAGCTCCCATGATCCAGTTGATCAACCGAGTTTTTATTCGGTGAACAGTCACTTGATCTCCTGTATCTGTGCCCACAACATTAATAACGTACTTAATTGTGCGTTCATTGTATTTTTGCCCACCATAAATGCTCGAAAAATCAAAGGTTGTGTTTGCGAACGGAATACTCTCACTTAATTTAACCTTTTCGGGAATGCCAACATCTCGGGTCTTAACATGAGCCAAGGGATCAATATCCGTCGGCTTTTTGTCCAAAAACCTAAAATCATAAAAAGCATTCATCGCAAAATCCCCCTCTGAGATAGTGAAATATCACGGCCTGATGCATCATTTAAATATGGATACATTATTTCTCCAACAGGTTTCCCGTCTAGATTAACAACCGGCTTTCGTTGCATCAGCGCCGACATCATAGACTGAATCGACATAAGCAACTTTTCAAGATTTTTTGTGTCTAAATAATTGCTTACACTAATCGGTTGTTGACCAACCAACGATTGTGTCACTTGATTTGCTAGGCTAAGCGCTGTTGCATTTGCTGGAATGTCTTTACCATTGGCGTATTGAGGCAATTTTGGAAACATTCTAGCTGTCATTCCGGCAGGGACAATTTGAGCATGCTTTTCGATTGGTTTAATCACATTACGACCAAATGGAATCTCAATTCCACCATTAGGATGAAAAATAGCTTCACGGAACGTTGGACCTTTTTGATCGTTAACCATCGCGAGGCCGCCGGCAAAATTATTTGTGCCTTTTGCAAAGCCCATCGCGCTTCTGTCAGCAGCACTCCAACTGCGAGAGTCATCGTAAACTTTTGCATATTCTGCAATCAGTTTTATCTTTCTTTCCCCAGTTGGGAAACTATTGACAGAATCTGTAGCTTGTTTTGATGGGTAGGACGCGTTATCGATAGCCAACAAGTTTTTGACTTTTTCTGGAAGACCGTTCCACAGTCCCATCTGCTTTAGCGCAGAAACTACCGCTGCCCCCGTGCCGTCTTGTGCTATCATTTGCTGAACTCTAGGATCAAGTGACTGCCATTTGCCCATGCTGTTAAGCGACTTGATTACTTCCGCTGTTGCTGCGTCACGTGCTAACAGTACTGCGGTCTTCCAATCCTTAGTATTCCATTGTTTGTTAGAAGCCATAGCAGAAATAATAGCAGCTTTGGTTTCATCATTAAGCTTCGCGTGTTTCTCAAGAAAGGTTAAATCGTCCCATCGTTTTTGACTAATCAAAGCGTTAGAAATCATTTCTGCGCCATTCTCAGTCATTTTACCTTCACGAACTAGCAGCTTAATTTGATTCCACTTATCAGCATTTTTAGTGGCCTTAGTAACTTCGTCTTGGGCGTTGGTCTTTAGCTGTCCTGTTTTGGGATCAAAAACAAGTTCATTCCAAGCTTCTGCCGCTTTTTTAGCTTTTCCGCTAAGCTTTCCGATTGAAATTATTGTTGCATTTGTGGCCTGCTCAGTTTTTTCGTAAGCGTCCAATACGGCATTAGCCTGAGACTTGGTAAGACCCATGGTATTTGTCAGATAAAGTTTTTCTTCGGCAAGCCATTGCTTGTGACTAACGCCAGTTTTCTTAGCATATTGTTCACTAACTCTTGCTTCTGCAATCAACTGTTGCTGGCTTGTTTCTGCAAACTGTGCCCGTAAGTCAGATCTTGTTTGATAATATGTGGCATCATCGATAACATGCTGATCATGCAGTTCTTTAAGCTGCGCAAAATAAGACTTTTCGCTGTCTCTAGACTTTTTAAGAGCATCGGTCATGTTGACATCAACATCTAGCAATGCTTTTGAACTCATTTTGCCAATGTCGCCTGTAAGAGCTGCGAGAACCTTTTTTTGCTTACTTGATGACAATCCAAGAGTTTTAACCTCAGATTCGGCCATCTGCACCTGAAGATTCTCAATTTCTCTTTTTTCGTCTTCGGTGATATCACGATGGTTTTTTGAGGCATTCTTCGTGATAGCTTGAACTTGACTGTAGTAATCCTTCATCTGTGATAATGCTTTGTTCTTAGACTTTTCACTCTCTTGGAAGTTATCTTCCAAGGTTGATCCTGCGAGACCCCCGATCTTTTTTGCTAAATTATCCACTTGCTTTGAATTGTCTGATAATCGCTTAGCAGTATCATCAAGCATAGTCTTAAAAGACTTATCAATATCCGCTGCATTTTGAGCTGCGTTTTTAGAGGTGTTGTTTAGTGAGCCTGTCGCCTTTTGCTCCATTTCCTGAAACTTGCTAGCTGCCTGATCATTAACAGAGCCAATATCAGATCCCCATCGCGAAGCACGGTTGGAAGACTCAACCATCTGTTTGCCGAAGCCTTCCCAAGCAACGACACCAATCGTTGCCGCACCGGCTACAGCTATCATTCCAAGTCCTAACGGAGTCAATGCGCTCCCTAAAACGCCTGTTTCACCAGCGGCAACAGTCATTCTTCCGGCTAAATTTCCAATTAAGCCACCTGTATTGGTTGCGGCACCGCCAGCTTTCGTCAAGGTTCCTACAACATTACCCGTTGTATCTGTTAACTGACCCATAACCGTCTTGGCTGCTTGCGACTTAGCACCCAATCCGGCTATTTTTGCAATAAGGCCAACTGATGAGGTACCTAATTTCCCAAGCCCTGTAGTTAATCTTCCACCAATGCTAAGCACTGGGCCCATGGCTGCGGCCAACAACCCCCACTTAACAATGTTTTGCTGTACTTGTGGATTTAGTTTACCAAACCAATTAACAGCATCAGTCAAATCCTTGATAATGGGCTGCACACTAGGTAGAACTTTTTGTGCAAGCGTCATCCCCAAGTTTTCAACATTTTGTTGCAGAACTTTTAACTGATTTTGAGCAGACTTAAGGTTCTTTTCCGATAAGCTGCCCACATAGTTCTTTTTCTCAGCCTTATCAACCTGGCTATTCAATTCAGCTAACTGTTTGCTGTTTTGTGCGAGAATAATACCGGCTTGCTGACCAGTGGTACCAAAAAGACTGTTAAATACAGCTGCTTTTTTAGTCGCGCTCATGTCCTTGGTGTGCTGATTGAGTACGTCCATGACAGTGCTCAAGCTCTTGAGCTGACCGTTAGAACCGACGATTTCTTCTTTCTTGATGCCAAGACTGGCCAAGACGTCCTTCTTAGTGCCAATATTTTTGACGGCAGTGTTCAAGCTGACAATCACTTTACGTAGCCCAGTACCAGCTTTATCAGCTTCCACGCCATTGTTAGACAAAACACCTAAAGCAGATGCCGTTTCTGACAAGGTGAAATGAGCTTGGTGAGCAGTAGCACCAACATATGACATACCAACACCGAGAGACTGGAAGTCCGTTGCTGTCAAATCGGCCGCATAAGCGAGTTCATTAACGGCAGTCTTGGTGTTTCTAGTCATTTTTGCAGTATTGCTTGATTTCATGCCAAATGATTCCAATGTGGACGATGCCACAGAAACAACATCATTGAAATCATCGCCTGATGCCAAAGCACCTTGGAGTTCTGTTTTCATGGCAGCGATAGCCTGCTTAGACGTATAACCACGTCGTACAAGTTCTTCATAGCCATCAGCAATCTTGCTTACTGATACACCATAATGGTTGGAATATTGAATGGCGTCCGACTGCATTTTATTGACGCCAGAAATAGCCTCTTTTGCCGACTCACCACCAGTAGTTAAAAGGTTTTTGATTACCAAAAGTTTATTTTGGAATCCAATAGCCTTGGCTGTGGCTGCTGCAAAAGCTGTAGCTATAGGAACGGTTATGCCGGTAGTCATGCTATCGCCCAGCGACTTCATGCGATTGCCAATAGCTATCTGGGCCGTACCAAGCTTGTTAATTGCACCGGTGACGCCGGTTGTTTTAACACTCATTTCCGCTTCTGCTTGCGCGGTACTGATGTACTGTTTAGCCAGTGATGCAAGTTTTGCTTGTTCGGCTTCAAAATTAGCTGCAAGTCTAGCGGAACTTTTTGTCATTTCGCCTTTTGAAGTCAGTGATCCGTCGTACGCCTTCTTAGATTCAGCTACGGCTTTTGACTGTGCAGCAATCATCTTGGTCAAGCCTTGTTCTTTAGCACTTAAGCCGTCTACTTTACTTCCAAAAGCATCATAAAAAGAGGCCTGAGCTTTCATCTCAGACCCGAAATACTTCAACTGTGACTTGGCATTCTTCAGACCGTTGCCGAACTTGGTATCATCAAGCCCAAGTTCGATCATCATTTGACCTAATGGTTCTGCCAATTTGTTTCCTCCTTCCTACATTGATTTGATAAAGTCAGAAAGCGAGACTGCCTTTTCTTTTTCTGGTTCACTTTGCAGCAGCACCTCTTGTAGCGTCTCCCAATCAGTTTTCATAATGTCATTGATCGTGAACCCCGGAACGTTTGTAACGACCGAACGAATCATTTTGTAGATTTGATTTAATGCTTCTTTTCTGCTGATTCGCTCGCTGCCACTTTTTTTGGGTCAATCCCGAAAAGCTGTTGATTGAATGTGTCAAATACTTTGTTGAAATCCCAAGCGGCAACACCATCTAAAATTCGTTTCTTAGTTACGTTTTTGTCTTCAAAACAAGAAGCCATGAATTCTGCGTTTTTTTCCATCCAATCTGATTCATCTAGATCAGGAAAGTTCTCGGGAGTTAGTTTTAAGCCTTCGATCAGTTTTAAGGCGGGCACGAATGTTTCTTGAAAGTGCTCAACCTTACCATCTTTATTACGTAAATCAAGTTTTAGCATGATAAGTCTCCTTATTTTAGATGCCGCCCTGAACTCAATCAGCATTGTTTATTTCTGAGGCGACAATCGTATTTTTAAGCAGCAGTTACGGTTACCGCAGTGCTTGCGGTTTTGCTGCCATCGTGTGTTGTTGCGGTAATGGTAGCAGAGCCTTCAGAAACGCCAGTTACTACGCCACTACTGTTGACAGTAGCGACCGATATTTTACTGGATTCATAGCTAACAGCCTTGTCAGTCGCATCTTCCGGGCTAACTTTAGCCGTTAATGCCGTGGTTGCTCTCACTTTAATGCTCGCCGTTGTCGGTGTCAGGGATACCCCAGACACCGTTACAGTTTTGGGGGTTGCCTTTAAAACCTGCGCTTTCACCGTGCTAATAGCTTTTGTATCAGACCCGACATATTTAGCAACGTACTCGCCTTTTTGATCACCATTATCAGGTGAACCGGCCGCAGTAAACGTATAGCTATCGCCTTCTGGTGCCTTCTTGTCAGCTGGATTTTGTGTATTCAAGGTCTCTTTGTCCTTGGCGAACTTGCCGCGGAAGAATCCTAAATAAGCACTATCCCCTTGAAGATTTTCGGCTTCTAGCAGAACACCACAATATGGTGGGTTCGTGTCATTACCCACATATGTGATGCCAGACTCAACAGTTTTCTGTCCAAGGATAATCGCTTCTGAATCTGCTGGAATGTCGATCAACGTAAAGTCAACAGAAACTTCACCAACACCCTCTTGAGAAATCCAATACTCAATGTCCGATGCAGCAACCTTCAGAGCGTTGCTTGACAACCCAGAGATTTCAGCTGTAATGGTACCGCCTTTGTTGGTATCCCCTTGAACAACGATTGGTTGTCCCTTTGGGGCACCGGAAGCGTCAAACGGTTGAATGGTCATGCGTGGAAAATGTACTAAAGTCATGTGATGACTCCTTTCTAATAGTTAGCGTCATAAAGCTGTGTGACAGTTCGATATCGCCGTGCATCGACATACCGTTTTGTGTCACTAAAAAACTCGTCAAGCCCCTCGGATAATTGCGAGAAGCCTAACGAGTACATGTGTTTTTTGATTGCTTGTTGTATCTGCTTACACAGCATGCGATCACCGGATTGCACATCAATCTGGTAAGTTAGCTGTTGTGCTAATTCTTTATCACTGGCACTAAAGGCGGCCGTTGGAGGAGACAACGGTTTGATGAGAACAAACGTTTCCTTAGAAGCTGCCTCTGGATAGTCGTAATACTTAATCGGGTACTGAGATACTAGCGGGTCACCGCGAATTTCCGTGTAAATCGTGTTCAGCATGTCTTTCATAGCAGTTTCCTCAATTCAGCCGCCTCTAGCTCTTTAAGCTTTGGCTGCATTTCATCATATGATGATCGAATTTTTCCTAAGCCCGTCGGAGCATATGTGCGTCCATTTCGGGTGTACCCAAATTCGTTGAGATGAACTAAGCGCCACCGTTGTCTTGAACCATCACCAGACCACCCAATCTTGATATTGCGCACCCCACCACGAAGCCGTGGTTTGCCCGCAGTAATTTCATTTACTGTTGCGCCAGTATCTCGATAGCTTGCTGCAGCTTGTTTAAGTTCAACAACGGCATATCGTCCAGCGATGGTTAATGCGTTGTTGACATATTTAGCAACCTTGCGATCGCTAAACTTTTGACTTAGCTTGTTTTCTAAGTCTTCTAAACCTTTAACGTCCAAAGTTACTGTCATTGCTTCGCCCCCAATACCAACGTAATGAACCTGTTGGCTTCAAAATCATGGCGAACTTCTTCAATCTGCCATTCCTTAACTTCCCGATAGCGAGAGTCGTCAATAAACGCTGTCATTTTGTTGTTCGGGATGAATTCACCCTTGGTATCGCGAATAATCACAGTGACGCCCAGGTCAACCTCATGGCTATCAAGAACTACCTTGTCCTTATTGCTTGGCGAATAGGCATCGCAAAGACAAAAGAACACTTCTTTAGGCTCAATGTCTGTTGGTTCAGGTGAATCACCAGCATCTTGAGCATAGAAGTGAATCGGTATTCTTAATTTTCCACTATCAACTTTGGGAGGCTGATACTGAAAACTTGGACGACTAGCCATTGTCATCGTCCCCCTCACCATATGCTTGTATATTCAAGCCAATAATCGTTGATAGGAAGTTGTCTTCGAAAAATTCAGCCTGATCATTGTAGACATACCTGGTGCGTTCAACGACAAGCTCTTTGAATTGGTTATTGGTGATATCAGACACTCCAGTCATGCGATTAACTGCATCGTACGAGGCCTGCAGCATGTTCTTAAGCTCAGCATCTTCTGACGAGTGGTAAATGCTCATTCGAGCTTTAAATTCTGTCAAAAGCGATTTAACCTGATTATCATTCATCTGGTGTCACCCCCGCAAGTTTCTGTAAATCGGCCTTTAATGCATTGCTTGGGTAACTGATTCTCTTTGAATCGAGGTACGACTTCAGCTGTGCAACGGTGGAGTTGCTGTCTGCCCCCGCTTCAACGGGGGATACTATTTCCCCAAGCCACCAGCTACAGCATTCGGATCAGCGATTTTCAGTGCGTAGACAAGTGCGGCATTACTATCCGCTGGCGCACCATAGAAGAATTGCTTAGCGGTGAACAGAATTGCGTCCTGAATAGCCAACGTTTGGTTAAAGTCAGAGATGTTTAATCCACCAGCCATGTATGCGTCATAACGGCCTTTAACAAAAGCAATAGCCTTACCATCTGGAACGTACTGAGATTCGATGATCTGAATGCCATATGGCAGCGCATATACCCACTGACCATTAACGTTTTGCATGGTCATTGCACGCTCAAAGTCAAGCGAAGCACCCGGCTGTACAACCAAAATGGTGTTGCCACGTGCAACTACAGGCTTGCCTTTTGCATTCTTGGACAGAGCCTTAATGATGGTCATTAGTTCAAACTTAGCCGTGTCGGCATCTTTTAGAGTTACGGTGCCCGCATCAGCCTTCACCGGGTAGGTTGTCACACCAACGGATGTGGCACCTTTTGACGGATCGCGATCAAGCCCAATTGGCTTGCTTTTACCATCACCATCAACAAATGCTGATTCAGATGCGGCCGCAAACGCTTCGGTGATTTGGGTAGTAACGTATGTGCGTACCCATGCCGGACCGAATGAATCAAGATCATTAGGCAGCACAACAAATGCTGTCAGTTTGCTCATCTCTGCATCAACAGACGTGAACGTAGCATCAAGCTGCCCTTGAATGTTGCCGAAAATCTTGCCCCATACAGCGGCACCTTTAGCATCAGATTTCCAGATTTTCAGGCGCACACCGTTGTTCTGCAAACCAATTGCTTGCAGCAGAGGGTGATTAGAAGTCATATCTTCGAAAATCTTATCCACAGTGGTTTGTGGAATAAGCTGGTCGTTTTTGAACCCAGTATCAGTCGAGATATCATTGAAGAATTTAACTTCATCTTGTGTCATCTTCACATCACCGGTGTTGGCTGCAATGATGCTGTCGATTTCCTCTTTGGTCTTATTCTTCAGATTTTCTTGGAAGCTGTTGAGATCAGTGGACAGTGCGTCCATCATTTCACCAAACGCCTTGCCTTGGGCTTCAGCATCACCACCACTTTTGACGATGTCTGCGAATGCCTTTTGTTTTTCCGCAAAGGTATCTAAATTCTTAAAGCTCATAGTCATATTTTTATGACTCCTTTCGTATTAAAAAAGGAACCCTGCAAACTTACTTTGCTTAGGTTCCTTATGAGGGTTTAATTTGTTTGCAAGCTTTTCTGCTAGTTCATCAGTGTCGACATTTAGAACTGGATTACTTTGCTTGTCTTTGATTTCTCGATACTCCTTAAGGGCATCAACGATCTCTTTTGTCAGCATCGTTTTTGGGCCTGCTACCAAGGTAGGCTGTTCCTCAAACATAATTTCATCAACAAAACCAATATCTTTGGCCTGTTGTGCTGACATATACGTCTCGTCTGTCATTAGCTTGAGCATCTCATCTGCTGTTTTACCAGTTTTTGATGCATACAAGTTAGCAAATTGTTTATCTTGCATTGAAAGAACATCACTGTACTTGTCAAGATCACCAGAGTTTCCAGAAATGCCAGAGACTGACACACGGTGAATCATGAATGTAGCCGTCGGTGCCATCATAATCTTGTCAGCTGACAGTGCTACTACTGTAGCTGCAGATGCTGCCTGACCGATAATCTTAGCCGTTACAGTTCCGGGATAGTCTTTCAAAAGCGTCGCAATTGAGCTTCCTGCGGTAACCAATCCACCTGGACTATCAATTTCGACTACAACGTCTGAATTATCAGTCGGAAGCATTTCGCGGATCGCGTTTGGAGCTACTAAATCCAGTCCCCATGACTTCATGACACTCGCAGTCTCATCATCAACAAGCTGAGTGTTAATTGGAATTACTGTCGTCATCATTATCACCTCCCTTCGTTGCTAATCCCGTTGGAATAGCGGGTGTTTGCTGATTTGATAGCCAAATGGCATCACCACCGGCCAAAGGTTTCAATCCTTGTGCTTGTCGCCGTTCATTGATCGTTTTCGCATTAAGGTCATCAGTTTCCGGATGAGGAGAATCTGTGATAGTTTGATAGTTCTTAGTCATGTAATACACGTCTCCGCCATCTACTGGTTCGTATCCTAGACGAGCACGCACTTCATTTCGGCTTAGGACACCGACCGCTGTGATCTTATCAATCGCTTCTGCTTGCTTGAATGGGTCAGGCTTATTCAGTCCCCAAACGGTGACCTTATCTTGATCATATGAAGACTGGCTTACAGCCTTGGCATTTAACTCATCCTCAATTTTTTGATTAAGCGGAGCAATGCAAAAATTCAATAATTCTTGTTGATTCTGATCAACTTCCGCCTGTGCACCGTGGATCAATGCTGGTGGAATTCCTAGAATCTCTGCAACGATGTCAACTGCCTCTTTACGTGCAGCAGTAATGTCAGAAAATGCCTGATCTGCGCCACTATACTGGCTCGAAACTTCGTCGTACTTAATACCCTTTTGTAAAGGCACAATTGCAATGTCGTTGTCTCTGAATGCACTAAAGAGCTTATCAATGAATTTCTGAGCTGGATTCTCTTTCTTATTGCCATTCACATCATCTTTAGGCGTTTGGCTGTCAAAACTTGTAACGCCTGAGAAATCCACCGTTGCTCTTAGCTGCTTGTTACGCATGGCAAAACTAATCATGCGGCTGAATAAATTAGCATAGTCGGACAATAACTGATTTGTGTATGTGGTTAGGTTGTCGTTGTTGTATTTGATAAACCAAACGTCATCCATTCCAAACACACGCTGAAACTGATAGTCATTGACCACCACTCCAGAAAATGTATCAGGATATACCGCCTTGACATTATGAACATAGCTGTCAGCAATCAGTAGGTCGCCTGTATCGTCCTGAACGACCAGCACTTCATTATCTGTGATGAGTTTAAAGATCAGTTCCTGCCAAAAGCTCGTCGCTGTTTGATTGTTGTTTGGCCGCACATTTAGCTTGTAATAAAGTGCATCATTTTTAGTTTTGAATTCGGACTGAGAAACCGTTCTGGCTAAAAAAGAAGCACAGGTATTTAACGCATACTGTTTCAGGTAAATTTGCGTCTGCTGTCCGCCAATTAAATCAAGATCATAGGCAAAACTGGCATCTTTTCGTTGTGTAAACAGATCAAATAAGTTGAAGTTCATGCTTTCACCTCCTTTCAGAAGTCGAGGTCATTCAAAAACGCCAGCGATTCGCTGACGTCCACATCGGATAACTCATTTACTCGGTACAACGTATATTCAAAGGCCTTAAAACCATCTGTCTTACGACGAGTTTCCTCTTTCTTCTCATAGGACTTGTTTCCGTTCGCCTTGTTTACCTTTACCAGCACGTTCTGTGTGTTCCAGCGAAGCAAAGGGTTATCTCCCCATACAAAACGTCCTCTTGGAAAACCGTCGTCAATTATTGATGCCAATAAACCATCAATAGAAGTAGGGTTGTTAATGATATTAACCTCAAAATTTGCATCTTCGAACATTTTTCGCATAATCTGAGCACGGTAGTTATCCATAACCACCTTTTTTATATCAAATCGATGTGCCATTGCTTGCATCCATTCCAGCGCATGTTTGGGATCCATGAGTGGCTCGTCAACAACTTCAATTAGGCCCATTCTTTCCCAGTCGTGAAGTGGAATATTAAGACGCTGATTTGGTGTAGCAATTCTGTCCTTTCGACTGTATGCGTAATATTGATCACAGAAGCCCTTCCGTGCCCACTGCTTTTCAATGGTTACTAATTTATCTCGGTACCTAATCGTTACTGCAGCGGCAATGAAATCTCGTACACTGGCAAAATCCACCGCCCCTATTGCCTCTCTGCCGTCCAAATCATGCGGAATCGGTTGATTGGTTGCTGCAATCTCCTCCCAAGGCGCAACACTACTGTTCATCGACGTGCTGGGATAGTCCATTCTCTTTGTTAAAAACTCCTCACGTCCGCTTGGTGCTTCTACTAATGCGTCGTAGTCTTTCTTGATTTGCCGATAAAGGGTCTTACCATACGATGACAACGGTTTTACAATCATTGGAACGGCTTTTTCCCACTTTTCTGGATCATCAATTTCAGACACATCGTCGATTTTGCAAATCCAAGGAAATATGAAGTCTGGTGCAGACTTTCCACTCAAGACATTGGCTGCTTGCTTTTTCTTAGTATCAATGAAACCATCTCGCACATAGCCATCGGTCCCAATATAAAAGACACGAGGATTTTGCTTTTTGCCAAGCCCTGATAAGTGGACTTTGACATTGCTGTCATCCTGATATTCATGAATTTCATCGAAGATAACGAAACCATCTCGTAAACCATCTTTCGTGTTGCCGTTAGAAGTTCGATATCTCAAAGTAGAATTGGTCTTTTTAGCTTTTATGAGACCGTTTGTCCAGTAGAATGCGGGTCTAAGCTTTGGTCGATTTGATTCCATTACATCGTGAATTTCTTCAACCGATATTTTTGCCTGGTCTTCGCTGTTAGCAACGATTGAACCGTTATATGAAGGTATACCGTTAAATTCTGATATCAAAAACGTCCCTAACGCCGAAATCAATCCGTTCTTACCAGAGCCACGACCCATCATCCACAAAAAGTCTTCATAATAATTGGTCCCGTCTTCGTGATACAAAAAAACGAACGCAATCAAGAACTTTTGGAACGGCTGAAGTTTGAAAAACCACTTCTCGCTGAACTTAATGCAGTTCTCAATCTGTTCGTTGTCAAAATGCAGTGTGTCGTCAGATAGCACAGACTTTTTTAGATAATCAACAAGCTGAATACGTTCCTTATTAAACAGCAAGTGTCCTTCTTCATAACCCTTGATGTAATCATCAACATACTTGTTATGAATCAAAGCAGATCATCAGGATCATATCCCGTGCCCTTTCCATCAATTCCAGGCGGAGCGGACAATCCCATGTCCTTGCCAAGTGAAATTAGGCTTGCATTGATCTTGTTCATATCAGCCAAAGCAGGATTGGATTTAGTGAAATGCTGACTGCCGTTCTCAATTTCAATAATTGGCTGCTTGATAGCTTCTTTTTGAAGCTTGTAGAACATGTCAACCATTGAAACATATCGGTCCACCTTCTCAGTTTCAATTGGATTAGTCTTGTCTATCTGAGACAAGAGCCTGTTTTTAAGCTTATCTAGCTTGTCCATGGATTATCACCTCCCATTTTTGGTATAGGGTACCCCCCCTCGCGCGAAAAAAACGAAACATTTTTGCGGAAGACGAGCCCGTCCACCGGTCCCCGAATTTCAAAACGGCATTTAATTTTTTGACCCGGGGGTATGTTATTTTACCATCTCTCATCGTTGGCATACGGGTTTTTCGGTCTCCCCAATCGTTTGTAATTGAATCGTCCGTGTCGCTTGTTGTGACAGTTGCGGCAGAGTGTGCGCAGGTTATCTGGATCAAGGGCTAGGTCTGGACGTTCCTCTAGCGTCTTGATGTGGTCAATCTCCAGCGTCATGTCATTGCCAGTAGTCACGCGTCCTTCCGCTTTGCACCATTGACATTCATAGTGGTCACGTTCAAGAATTTGTTCGCGCAATGCTTTCCATTCAGGTGAACGATAGAAGTGTGCACGACCAGCGTGGCTGTGAACATCTCCCGTATACGATGTGTTAGTCATGCCCATCACTCCTCGTGTAATCCAATTGCGGAACTATTCGTCGGTTTCATTCGTTTGCCCAATACCTGTGTACTGATATGGGCTTGTGTCTTCACCGTTAAGGTATTCGATGTAGTAATGCTTAGGCTTGATGTGTCCCTTGTCAGCATTCCATTCGAGATTGAGACGAACTAGCCCGTGATCTGGAAAGCTACTTATATATTTGCCATCAATCCAAACACGAGGCACATCATTAATGTCATCGAATTCGATACGAACATGCGGAGTGCTTGCACGCTGCGATGACTGCTCCTGCTTTTGCTTATAGTCGTTCAGTGCTTTGTCTAGCTCTGCAATGAATGATTCGCTGAATCCTGCATGATCTGGTAGCCCAACGCCTTCGATCTCAGACGGTTTATCATCACATAGACCATACGCAGTTAAGGTTGGCGAAACTTCCGGTGTCGCGTCAGCCCAAATGTTTTCGACCGCGTTATTGATCTTGTCAAGTTTGGCCATAAGTAGATTCATGTTTGCATCAATCGTAACGTTTATCTTGTCGGTTCTTTTTTTACCTGAGAAGCGTTCTTTCAGTCGCTTAACTACTTTAAGCATATGCTATTCCTCCTAAGATAATATAATTGTCGAATAGGAACCGATACCGTCAATGTTTATACCAGTAACATCCCATCCTGATTTCGTTAGCAAACTGATTACTTCATTAACGACTGCTGGATTGTACTTGGCAACGCCAATTGAGATTGGGGATGTAGTACCAATTCCTTGATTAATGGCATCGTCCACATCAGCAATCAGATTGTCTTTGTAGTCTTCGACAGCCTTTGCTCGCGACGGCAGTATGGGATGTTCGCCGTACGTTGGTTTTATTGGTCGTGGTGCTGGTGGTCGCATTGGAGGCGTAGGTATCCGTTTGCTTTTACCTTTAACATTATCGAATAGCATGTCTATCCCTCCGTGTATTGTTTGATCTTGTCAACCTGCAAGTCGCACCACGTTTCGTGGGTACCGTTCGCTTTATATACCGTTACGACTGGGAACGATTGATAGCCACATTTACGGAAACGCTCGTAGTCGTCCGCGTCTGCTGTGATGGTTTGCACTGGCATGAATCGCGACAGCTTGAATACTGTCCATCGGCACTTTTGACAGTGCGGCTTCGTGTAGATAATTGCCTGTGTTCGTTGTTCTTGCCGCGTTAAATCTTCAATAATCAATTGCTCGGTTCTACTAACGTAGCCATAATCTAATCGTTTCATGCCTGACATGGTTTCACCGCCCGCTCGAAGGAAAAACCGCCGTGGTGCTTAGCCCTGCCGTGAAGACAGTTAGTTATATCTTGAGGCCATAGTCCAAGAAGTTTTGCGGCTTCCTTCACACTGCCGAAGTAGTACCGGTGTCCCGAGCTAGTAACGACATGAATTGTTTGTTCTTGTGATTTTGCTATGCGTTCATTACGGGTACCATACGCGAGATTATATTGCCTCGTACAGTATTCCAGATTAGACACCGCGTTGTTCATCTTGTCTTCGTCTAAGTGGTTTACTTCAGGCAAGCCGTCAGGGTTCGGTATGAACGCCTCAGCTACCAAGCGGTGAATGAGCTTGCTTTCAGCGCCTCCATCTCGATATAAAATAATACTACGATACCCTCCGCACAAGCCACCAGCGAGCATTATCCCCTTCCTGTGGTGTCCACTTGCGTCTATGCGTTCCAAGCTCCTCACTCGGCCAAGATTGCTAACCTGATATAGCCCCTCACAGTCCTTAATGTCTTTCCAAATCTCACGTTCTTCTTTAAACATAATAGATCGCCCTCGTGTCATGATCGCTGTATTCGACCAGCTCAAACGTTTTGTGAGCAACCACGCCAATGTCATCAGTCCATTTGTCGGTTGGCTTGCGTGTCGATACTTGGCGCTGAACGAATCCGCCTAGGTCTTTGCTCATCTCTGAATGTAGATGTCCCGTAAACAGCTCGCGATTCTGCGCTGTGCCTAGCATGAAGCCGAACTCATCAAGATACTTCGCAAGGTAGTTGTTCTTGCCCTTGTCTCCGTGAGTGGCACCAATGAAGTTGTGGCCTAACATTGCACCTTTGTAATGCTTCAGTGATATGTCCCATGTGATGTTCGGCTGGTTGCTGTAGGCGCGTTTCAATAGACGTGCGAACATATACCCAACTGACGGATCATGATTTCCGGCACAATACATGACCTCACACTCATTGGCGTTCTTGATAATTGCTTCAATCAACGTCTCGAAGTATTGCTCCATTTCGTTAACGGTCTCGCCTAAGTCGGTTGTTTCGAGCTGTGTGCCCTTTGCTGTGGTTGAGTTGATATTATCCACGTGAGCCAGATCACCGCCCAGAATGAGCAATATTTTGGCGTAGTGGCCGCGTTGAATGATCTCTAGTTGCCGCTTCAATGATTCGGCATAGATGTCGAACGTGTGTCCATTGAAATGCGTGTCGAAAGCAGGAATGACTAGATAGCGATCTGATTCCACAAAAATAGGAGCCTTAGCTTGATACGGCTCCTTGTGTGTGATGATGTCATTCATCAATGATTCATATTGTTCTGCTTCAACTAACGGCCTGATTTGTATCTTGCTTTGATACAATGTCGCTTCAGGCGTCTGCTTCCAAAAATTGCTTGTGGCACGCACAAGCTCCCACTTGGTGTAATCATACCCGTGAGCTTCCAAAACCTCTCTAGGCGTCATTTTGTGACCCCTGACAACCTTTAGAATGGTTTCACTGGATTGTGTTCCGTCTGAATCGTATTCATTCTTGACTGGTTTTTGGAACTCGACACCAAGCCGTCTTGCTTTGCCTTGAAGTGCATCATAGCTGATCCCGAGTTTGTCGGCTGTCTCGCGTCTGGTAAAGCCTTCAGAGGCGAGCTTCCTAATGTCACTGATTTGTTCATCTGTCCATTGCATCTACTCGCCTCCTGAAATATAATAGCCGTGAGCAGTTTAGAGATTCTGCTCAGCTTCCTCATAAAGAACTTCCCGAGTTCTTAAGCCCTCGGATTCGTCCCCGAGAGCTTTTTTATGTGCCTATTATAAGTATTGTGTTACACTGAATTAGTGAGTTCATTCTCACACTCCAAAGTGATTGGCCTTCGTTTTCCCAGAGCGAGGGCTTTTTTGTTGCACAAAAATAGCACCTCACCTTAGCGAAGTGCTTTAGTAAATAAAAAGACGCCGTAGCGTCTAAATAAAAACTCTTTCAACTAAAAGCAGAAGCTAATCTTAAAATTCATTGTCTTTCTTTTTGGCAAAAATAACGTTGTCCGCAATTGTACTGCCATAAACTCTTCGTTTAGAATCAATTCTGGCTTGCAGCTCCATCGGCGTCAAGTTGGTTAAATAAATCTTTCCGGTGGTGGTTTCCGCCCTCGGTAGAAATCCAAAGATTGCAAGTAGCGGATTTAAGAACACGAGGTCTAATCGAACATAAAGTATCGCAATCATAATAATTACCAAGATATTAATCAGAAATGTCGCGAGTGTCATGTCCTCAGATGACAAAAACGATGGTATCACGTAAGCCATTAGATAGTTAATCAGCGAGTCATTTGACACTTTTGCGACTCTCTCCCCCTCTGCGGCATCTTTAGGAGAACTTGGCATAAAATAAATCACCAACAAGTAGGCGACACCTATGATTGATAGTGATATGCCAGCCCACTGTTCAATTGTTTGCAACGCACCAGAAGCACCATCCTTGACAATCCATCCTCTAACCGAAATAAAAAGAAATAACGGAAAGTATGACGATATAAATGCCAAAATTTTCCACATCTGATAAGCCCTCCTATGAATGTCTTAGATAGTTATTCGTCCACGACACCCATGTCTCCATTCTGTGTGGTCTCGTAATAGTAGTCTGAAATTAATCTTAAAGCAGCAACGGCCTGGTCCGGGTTATCAAAGATCAAAGTATGCGTCACTAGATCGTAGTTAACGCCCAAGGAAAAGTCTTTGATAGTTGATAATACCCTCGGCTCGTTGCTAAGCGGATTTTTAAAATTGCGTCCTTTGTTTGCCATATTAGCAACCATCTTAGATAAACCAAGATTTTGAACTACAGTCGCCTCAAGCAAATCATAATTTTGTATTTTTTGACTATTCTTCAGTGGTTGGATAATCTTCTTGGCTGAATCTGCAAAAGCAGTCCGAAGATTAAACAAGGCTCCCAAGGCGCTGTGTGTTAAGACAAATATTTTGTCAGAGTACATCACCAGATCCGCCACGGAATCTAACCCAATCACATCATCAGATATTTGATTTAACTGATTTCCATCAATTGCAGCAAGAATACCAGAAGAATTCAGCTTTTTTAGGCCATTCACACGACGTATTAAATATACCGTATTTGCCTGTACCGATACCTTCAACACATAGAAGCTAGTTTCAATCTTATCGGAAAGTTGAGTGATTTGATTTTTCCCAAATGCGTTTACTAAATCATCATATTCACTAACAAACCCAACAGGCACGCTTTCATACCAATCACTCTTTTGAGTCAGTGCATCAAACACCTTCTCCTTTTTGTTTTGGTCGATGGAAATCAGATATTGGCCAACAGAATCTACCAATTCATTTTGAAAGCTCTGCTTGCCTGATATATTTGCTGAATAAACCTCGTAAGTGTACTTATCCTGCTTTTTTTGTGGATGCTTGTTGACTCTAACAAAGGAAAGCGTTACCGATTTTGTTTTACTTGTCACAATGGGTATTACGTCACTCAACTTAACTGTATTGCTCATAACACTGCCTCCAAACAATATGTGTTGACCACATTATAGCAAAAAGCTGATGGTAGGGTTGCCATCAGCTACACATATTATTTGGATGTACCAGCATTATATACAAACGTTAGTTCGCAAGTCAACTAGTACAATGCAACCGCCGGGATTCGAACCCGATAACAGGTACCACGAAAACGCGATTTCTGGTTCCCATTAACGCCTAAACGTCAGTTGCTGCTCGCTCGCCCAGTGTCAGATGGGGTCATCGCAAGTTGTGTCGGGTCGCTAAACTGGACAATGTGGCATGCGGGAATCGAACCCGCCTGACTATCACGGTCAGTCCTCATTGCCACGCCTTGCCACAGCTTTATCATCACTGAGGCTCGGAGGAAAAACGCGGTGTCTCAGGTTTCTCACCTTTGGCACAATACCATCATAAGGCGGAAATCCTGGCAAATAGTCCGCAAAGTGTCCGCAATTAGTCCACAAAGTGTCCACTCTGCTTTTTTACCAAGGAAACTAATGGACACAACTCAGCAAATGCATACAGTGCCCGATTTCTCGCGATATAAAATGCTGATCGTTCCATTTTTAATTTAGCCACAATGGCGTCATTAGTTAGACGCTTGCTCGGTGATATAATGTATGTTTCCCACAAGATTGTACGATAGTCTTCATCTTCAATGATATTGATTGCATTTTCGCAAGCGTTCAAGTAGTATAGCTCGTCAGCGTGCGACACGAGCTTTTCCTCGGCTTTGTTTCCATAGCTTGGTGACTTGGGCATGCCGTCCATCACGGGGCTTCTGAGCGCTATTTTGGTGCGTTGAGCGAGCCGCTTGTGATGCCAGTAGTTCCCCAAGACCTCTTTGGCGTTTTCAATTGTTTTGTCATGATCAATTGGGCTAAAATATCTCGTTGCTCGCACCGCTGCGTCCACTCCTTATGGTATAATTGATTTTGTAAAAGTTTGGGGGATAAGCGTGCCGTAATGGTGCGCTTTTGTTATACTGTTTGTGAAGATGGTGGCTTAAGTTCCATTATTCAAAAGCCATGTATTGCATAAAAGTCCCTGTCTTCCACCCGTCGCTAATCCGGCGGTTTTTTGTTATACTGTCTTCGGAGGCCCACTCCAAAATGATTATTACCCTGGTTCAATTCACACACTGGCCTCCAGCGCGCCGCCAATCCGGCGTGCTTTTTTGTGTACTTTCGATATTTGTGTTTGCTACACTGATTAAGGAGGCAGCCTCTATTGTGGCGAAATTCATTACTTACATCTCTTAGCTTAATCTGCCTCCAGCGCGTCCCTCATCAGACGCGCTTTTTATTTGCAATCATTTTCCTCTTTTCCAGTTAGCCCACATCCACATTGCAGCACCTGAGATTAGCAGCATGACGGCAATCATTGCTTTGCTTCCAGCCTGCGTCCGCACATCGGACAATAATTAATCACGATTGGATCATCGACCTCAGCATTATCAAAGCCAACAGCTTCGCATGTGTGTATTGCTGCACCGTTTATTTTTTAGGCTCGATTCTATCCCATTCATTTCCACCAGTCATACCGATTCGAAGGAAGTTGCCAAGTTCTGATTCAATGAGCTTATGCGGCTCATGACAATATGGACAGTTTTTCTGGTTCTCCGTAAAGGGGGTCGGATTCGACCTCTTTTCCACTTTTTCAGTCATTGCTTTCCCTCCAGTAGCTGTTTGTCCTCAAAAATATTGCCGATGACCTCACATGTTTCAACACCACTTTGAAAAATGGTTGCAAGTGCATTTGCATCATAATTCCACGCTGCCGGTATGCCTTCCAAATCAAACGCTGGGTAGTCTTCATCGCCAAACCATTTTACGATTGCTACATATGATTCACCGTCTTCTCCGGTTGTGACTCTCAAAATATCGCCTTCGTAGATTTCCCGCCCGTTCTTGTCGTTCAGGCCGGTGTACTGCATCAAATGGGCTTCTTCGTCAATTAGTTCAATGCCATTTTTGCCATCATCAGCAGTTACCCAAATACGGCCATCAATATCCCATTCAATATTACTGACTGGATACATTTTGTGGTTGTGACTGCTATACGCTCTGAACTTAATCTCTCGTTTCATTTCTCCGCCTCTATTCTTTTAGTAACCACTTGACCAGCTTTTCACTTGCCGACATGATTAACCACATGACTGTTGCTAATCCAACGAATAATGTGAAGAAAATAAGTGACTTAACTATCCCAATCTCGATGAAAGGCTTAACAAGGAAATCCCAAAGCACATTGGTAAATCCGTAAATGATGACACCCGCCCAAACTGCTAAAATAATATAGGCAATGGCGTGCTTGATTTTCACTTTCATTCCTAGATCTCATCGCCCTTCTCGTTGACCTCAATCACGTCCCACTCATATGGCAATTCATCAAGCAAATTGTTGCCAAAGTTGAACTGGCCATTTTCAGCCGATAGATCGTAAAATCGTGCTGCTTTACCATACCCCGGTGTATCTTCCAGCAAATATGCAGGGTAGATTTTGTCTTTAAGGTAAATGCGACCTTCTGCCTTGAAATTTCCAGTTGCCTTAAAGTATCTAGTCTTAGGAAAGTTCATTTCTCCGCCTCCAATTTAACGATTTCGCCGGTTTCCTCAACGCGCCAGATACCTAGCACCCATGCAAGGGCAAATTCCTCGGAGTGACTTGTGATCCAACGGCCTAAATTTTTGAATACGGGGTCACGAGCACATCCCAAAGCTTCAAGTAAGGTTACATCTTCAAACTTTGCCTCCTTGATGTACTTTCCCACAGTTTCCGGAATCACCGGCAGATCATCTGGCAAGGCATTGTCATAGTCTTTCAGATAGGCTTGTTTGTCTTCGTTAGTAAGTTCTTCGCCAATTCCTTCACCGTCCAAGGCAATGTATGCATTTGCTAGTTCTTCGACTAAGTCCTCGAACACGTCCCGCTTCGTCTCATTGCTCATCGTCAGTCACCTCCACAGGTGTGATCGTCTTGACCCAATCAGGCGCGGCGTCGATGTCGGCCTGCGTGACAGAGTAGTGCTCCCGTGCTTCCTTAAATGAAACGCAAGGTCCCTGATGCCACGCGGGCCCCGCATGATATTCTCTATTTACCACCGCGTAATGGCTGTCATCTGGGTCATCGTCGTCCGCTCCGTATGGCATTGGCAGGACGTAGCGCTTCGGCTTATCGACATATAAATCAGCCTTCATCTCGCGCCTCCCCATCGTCAGTCACCTCCCCGTTAGCGGCACTCGCTGCAATTCGTTCAATGTCGGCTTCTGTTACACCAAAGCCAAAACATCTTAATGTTTGACAATCATCTTTGTCTTTGATCACTGGCTGCTTGAAATAGGCTAACATTTCATCACTAGAGACATACGCTAATGCCGCTGGGTTTAGCAGATACCCGCTGTCTAATTTAATCAGCATCGTCAGTCACCTCTTCACGATCTAGTTGTTGCGCCCATTCAGGAGCCTTATTAAGCTCTTCGTCAGTGAAGTCTTGATGCATTCCTGGCATTCTTCGGCAAGCGAACCATTTGCCATTTTTCTTGGTCAGGTACTGCTGAGCATTATCAGTGGTGACAAGGCCATCTAGCTCCACCAGATACCGCTTCTCCTTTGCCACGGTGTAGCCGTTGACGTAAGCATTCATCAGCAATTCCTCATCATCAGATTTGTTAGCAATATGGCAGGCTGGAATCTTATTGTCATGTGCCTCTTCAACGATTTCGGCTTGCTCTTTGGTTAGCACTACCTTTTCAGGCTCCTCAATCAAAGTGACAACGTGGCCACCATAAATTTTAGCCCATCCAAGCGCGCGAGCACTTCTTTTGATAGCAGTTCCTGCCTTATCGTCCCAACAAGGTGTACTATCCATTAACAAGTATTTTCCTTCATCGTTCTTAACCGCGTACAGTTTTTCTTCGCTCATTTTTCGTCCTCTTTTCCGTAAATATTCTTAACAAGTGCCACAGCTTTCAGATTGGCATATTCGTTTACGTTACCGTCCACATAATCGCCCATAGAAAGCAGCTTTTCTGCACGTTTTAGTGCTTCTTCGTAATTCATCTTTTTTTGCTTTGGTTCTACGGGCACTAATTTGTAGTCTTCATCTTCGTACATGACGCCTACAACCTTGCCAGTCTCTTTGCTGACGTAGATGTCATCGAACGTGTCGTCTCCTGTTTTCATCGGTCGGCCTCCTCACAGCCAAATAGCAGCCCCTATGACTCATTTCGCACTGACTGACTTCACAGCCTGATCTGAATAGTCCTTGATGCTCTTTGCGTCTTTGATGGCCTGTGATAAGCCATTGTTTGCCTGTTTGGCGGCTTCTAACTTAGATGTAAGGTCATTGATTGTCTGCTGTTTAGCATCGACCTCGGCCTGTTTCTGGGCGACTGCTCGCTGGCCTTCAACGATCTTTTGCTGAATCTGGGCGTCCTTGCTTGCCATATCGTTGTCGTATTGCCGTTTGAGTGCCGCATACTGTGCCTGCGCGTCAGACAACTGATGTTTCAAATCGGACAAGCTAGATTGAGATGCGTTGATCTTAGCCGTCAGCTTGTCGATATTGTTTTTGGTCTCCACGATGTTCTGGTGACCTTGCCAAACATTGTCGGCAATGGCGGTTGCACCAGCACCAAACATAAGTCCTGCCAAAACAGTTACTGTAAATGTCAATTTTTTATTCATGATTTTTTCTCCTTAATCGATCTCTTCTGCTTCAATCTCAACACGTGGTTGATCGCTGTACCATTTGCCAACATGGATTTCGACTATTTGGTTGTCGTCTTCCCACAAAATGCCGGTAAGCGCATCTGATACAGACTTGTAGTAGTTGTCTACATCCGGCTTAACTGTTGGCCTAACTTTGCCTTCTTTTTTTCGCCTTATTAAGGCCTTAGTGCCAGACTTTTGGAGCGGACGGTATATTTCCATTGCCACCCTTATTGGGCCGCTTAGAGGCTCAATATTTAGTTCTGATGCCACGCTCTTAACGTGCTGCTTGTAGTTTCTTGATTTAGTCGGGTCGTAAGCATGACCCATTCGCGTGAATCTCGGCCGTCCTTGTGGGACTGGGTTACCAGGTATCGTTAGCCTTATCACGCTGGCTTCACGTCCTTATGCTCAATCATGCTTTTGCCTCCTCAAAACTTTTGTTCTGGTAAACTCACGTTTAGCTTTTTCAGATATCCCCGCCAAATGTCGTATGTGTTTTGACAATAAGCTCGTGTTACTGGATCGGTTTCTTTTGTCGGTAAATACGCACTAGTTTCACCATAATATTCTGACTCAGCCGTCTCTAAGGCATCTGTCAAGGTAACGTACGCCCATTGGTACCAAAACTTCTTCATATCCGCATCGGCTTGTTGCGCCTTTTTTAGATATTCCATGGCTTCATCAAGCTGCAGAATGATGAACAGCGAGTATTGATAATGTCCCTCCTGCATGTACTCATTGAACTCTTTAAGTGTCATAGTTGGATAAGCCATTTCAATACGCCACCTTAAACTGCAACTTTGGTGCGAAAAAGCGAAAATCAATGCTGCCAAGTGCTCCTTCACGATTTTTGGCAATTGTTAAAGTCACAGTACGGATATCTGATCTTTCGTTCTGCCGGTCACTGTTCCAAAGGAATCCAACCGCATTGCTATCTTGTTCAATTGATCCCGACTCTCGTAAATCTGAGAGTACCGGTTGCTTGTCCTGACGATTCTCAATACCTCGTGATAATTGACTAAGCAAAACAATCGGGATACCAAGCTCGTTGGTCAGCACTTTGAATTGACGGGTTATCTCTTCGATTTGCAGACGGCGATCGGCTTGGCTACGAACACCAATCAGCCCGAGATAATCAACAATCGCAAGGTAGCCTTTATCTGCATCAGCGGCTCGCTGCCGCATTGTTTTGACGATCTGCGGTAATTCCACCTGCTTGTCGTAAAGCTGCAAGCGATAGTCTTTAAGGACGTTTCCCGCCTTTTCAACCTCAACTTTCTCAGCATCGCTTAGACTTTTCTGCGGGTTGATGAATTTACCAGCACTGATGCCAGTCTTGCAGGCCAACAAGCGGTTATAGTTTTCTGCATTTGACATTTCAAGTGAAAACATATCAACTGTCAATTCCGGTTGCTGTTTCAAAGCCTCAATGATGAGATTGACCGCGAATGCTGATTTACCGACACCAGGGCGCGCACCAATCGTCAACAAACGTCCCGGCATCAAACCACCACCCAGAATATTGTTAAGAGTGAAGTACGTTTTAATCCCATTGTCAGTAGCACCGTGTATCATTTTGTCTTCCATGGCCGCTGCCAAATCTGCAATGCTACTTTCAGTTACCGTCTGACTGGCAGCAGTAGCATTCTGTGAGGCAACCATCATTGCGGTAAGATTGTCCTCGCTTGGTTCTTCCGAGTACGCTTGTGCTGTTTGAATGAGCTGACTACGGAAATAATCCCGTTTTAGCTTGCCTACCCACCAGTCAAAACGTGAGGTGCCAAAATCGCTGGTCATAATGTATTGCCAATCTGTTACTGACATCACGCCAGGATGAGCTGTATCAAAACCATCCTGTAATTCCAGCGTGTCAACGTCACCTGGCAACTTGTTCATGTAGGCAACTACTGCAGCGTATTGCTGGTTGTTAAACCATTTAGGATCAATCCATTCAGACTTGATGAGTTCCGGCTTCGTATATAAGCCATACATGACATGCGGTTCAGGATTGCTAGGGTCATAAAGCTTTTTCGTCAAGCTTGTTGCCTCCCTTCATCGTATTCAGCAATGTAACGTTTAGCATCTTCTGGATTGATTGGAATACCCTGCTCTTGGATTTCTTCAAGCACTCTGTCAGGACTGTTGTAGTCGATATACATTGCAATAGCAGTTTTCTTGGGATCGAACTTAGGCTTTCTAGCTTCCTGCTCATCTCGTTCTTCCTTTACGACCTCAAGGTAATCGTTCCATGCCTCTTGGTTGAAGAAGGTACTACCGTCTTTGACAAACCGCTTCTCTGTGCCTTTGCTCTTGATGAGCTGTCGATAAGCCACAATGCCATCCTGAATTTGTCTGTTGGTAGCAGGGTTCTTCTTTCTACTCATTACCCGTTTGTACGCAGCTAGTGCCGGCTTCTTGCCGATCTTCTTTGGATACAGTTTCCAGAGCTTTTCAAAGTCACTCTCTAACGTGCTGGATGCACGTATGTTTTTATTAATACTTGTATTATTCTCTTGCCAGTTTTCTGGGTGGGGGTCACCCAGTTTTCTGGGTGGGGTGGTGCAGTTTTCTGGGTGGGGGTTTAAACTAATAAATCTCTGTTCAACCTCCTTACTTCCGCTTTTATATTTAATGACTCTGCTGATATACGACTTATCTTCGAGAGACTTTAGCCAGCTTTGAATTGTGCTATTGCTAACCGAATAGAGCTTTGCGAAATAGTCAT